GGCCGCCGTATGCGTTGGCTGCGGTCGCCTCCCGCTGGAGTTGGTTGTTCTGCCAATCGAGGTTGAAATTGGTGTTTTCCTGGCCGGCCACCCCTGCACCGTATGGCGTGCCTGCGACACCGAGGCCGGCGAGCGCCGCAAGGTTCTGCTGCTGGTTTTGGTTCTGCACCTGAGAGTAGAGTTGCTTTTGCGGATCGAAACCGGCCTGCAATATCGCGTTTCCCGCGCCGAGGGCGGTATTACCCGCGCCGTAGAGAGCCGATGACGCGCCGGTGGCGAGCGGCGCCAGGGCGCCATAATCGGCGCCTGCTTGGTTGCCGGCTGCCTGATACCCGCCGGCATAAGGATTGTTTATGATTGCCTGAGTGAACTGGTTTCCCTGACCCGCGAGGTTCGCGTTGCCCGAGAGTTCGTTTCCATAAATGTTATTCGCATTCGCCCCGTATGTGTAAGGGTTTTGCGGTGGATTCGGGCTACCCATGGGGCCGCTGCCTCATTTTAGGAACGCGCTGAATACGACCTCTACCGGGCGAAGTCCAAGGCTACGCAGCACGGCGCCCATCATCAGGAAAAGCACCCGCTGCGCACCGTGCCGCTTTCCGATGGTGTTGCGCATCAGCCGCGCATCGGCGGCACCGAGCCGCACCTTGCCGAAAACCTTGCACGGCCTGGGCAGGGCCTTCAGCGCCTCGCGCCAAAGCCCGCGCCAGATGAGGGCGCGCCGAAACGCGCCGGCGTCAGGCACGATCCAGATGGTGTCTTCCTGGGCATAGACCGTGGTGCGGTAGCGTATCGGGCGCTGAAAGGTGAAAGCGATGTAGCCGAGCAGCTGCCCCGCCTCGTCGCGAGCGGTGAAGGCCCGCCAGGTGCCGGCGCGTTCGGCCGCGAGGTAAGCCTCCCAATCCACGACCAGCGGCACGTCTTGCCGATCGAGGGCTATGGCTGACCACTGCTCGAACGTGATGCGCGCCAGGTTATCGTAGCACAGCAGGCGGATGAGGGGCTCTACCTGATAGGAGATACGGCTGCCGGAATGCGCGGTCCCGGCAACCGTATCAGGCGAGGCCGCGGCGCCGCGTGTCCCGCCATCCGGCACGGCTTAGAGCGCCTGAAGCGCCGCGTTCGCTTGGGCTAGCGCCGCCGCTATCTGTTGGGTTTGTGCCTCGGTCGGCGGCGTGCCGTTCAGCGCCGCGAGGTCGATTTGGGCGGCCTGTGCGAGCGAAGGGAGCACTTCGACGCCCTGGATGAGCAGCTGCAGCACGAGATCGACGAGCGCGCCGGGCATCAGGCGGGCGCCTGCGGCGTCGGGACCAGCAGCAGAAACTCGGCAAACTCTTGAGAAAGCGTGGAGAGATTGCTGGTGGCATCGGAGCCGGCGGTGATGACGGTTTGCGCCGTTGCGACATCGGCCGCGAGCTTGGCCGCCTGCTTCTGAATCTCGTCCTTGTTCTGCACGCACATCGCCACGCCGGCCTTGATGCATGCGGTCGCGGAATTGTCCGCCAGCGCGAGGTTTGCGCTGAAGGTGTTCAATGCGCTCTGCTGCTGCTGCGCGAGCGTGAGCTTGCCGCTGCACCCCGGAAGTAGCGCAACGGCGGCCAGCGTGGCGATGAACAGAAGGCCCTTCATGTGGGGTTTTGATGCCTCGGCGCGGTGGTGTGCAGCGCTGCGACGGCGACGATGGCGGGCCCGATAATAGCCACCCATCCGGGCACGGTTGTCGGGATACCGTTGGCCTTGATGGCGGGCATAAGGGCGGCGAGGAACGCAACGACCATCGATTGAATCGGCCCTAAGCTGTTCCAGACCGCGCCGAAGCTATCCCATCCCGAGGTTGCGAGCTGCGCCGGGACGACCGGAGCGGCGGCGGGGGCGGTGAAGAGGGGCGGCGGGGGCGGAAGGTTGTTCATGCGTCGCGCGGACCTGGCGGCTTGAGGTTCGGCGCGGCCTCTTCCTTGCGGGTGGGCGAATCGTTGACACGGCCGGGCGGCATTTTGCGCGTGCTCGCGTCGTCCGGCTCGACCCTGCGTCCGCTCGTGTTTTCCATAAAAACCGCTATAGGCTCACGGAAGCGCGAGATGCAAGACGTGTTCCGCAAAATAGAGCGTTACGACACCGCCGACGACGCCGCCGCCGATCATTGATAGGCGGTCGAGCATGGTGAATGCGCCGACCTTCTCGGAAACGCGGCGGTCTATGTCGTTCACGCGGTTCATCGCGTCGGTGTAGAGCTTGACCATCGTATCGAACCGACCGCCGAGCGTTTCGATGCGGGTTTCGAGTATCGCGAGGTGGCGGACGGTGGCGAGCTTATCGATCGGGTCTGCCTCTTCCATTTCGCCGAAGTGCATGGGCTTACCACTCCAACAGAATTTGAGACGGTCCGCCGTTTCCGCCGGTCGCGGTGTATCCCGCGCCGCCCGAGCCGCCGCCGCCCGGCATGATGGCCGCTACGCCGTTGTTCGGCGTGCCACCACCCGATGAGGTGGAAGAGCCACCGGCGCCGAGCAAGCAAGAGCCGCCGGCACCACCGTAGCTGATCGGAGCGGTAGGGAAATAGTTCCCGGGCGCGCCGGCCTGCCCGCCAGCGCCGCCGGCCGAGCCGCCGGTGGTTGGCGACCCGCTGATGCCCTCCGCGCCGCCGCCGCCGCCGGAAAGCGAAAAGATCGTGGTTGCGGTGGTGCTATCGATGACGGTGGTTGTTCCGCCCGCGCTGCCTGCCCCGCCGGACCCTCCCGCGCCCGCCGATCCTATGTTGATCGCCAGAAGGTGCCCCGGCGTGGTGGAAAAGCTCTGATGGCTGATCGCAGCGCCCGAACCGCCCCCGCCGCCGCCCGCCGCGACCGTGCCGCTGCATGAGCCGCCGCCCCCGCCCGGCCCCGCCCCGGTGCAATACATCGTCGTGATGCCCGTCGGGACCAGCAGCGTTCCGGTGCTGCTGAAGAACGCCCTGCGGCTGGTCGAGGCCGGCGCCGGCGGGTTCAGCAGCACAAACGTGTTTGCAATCGGCTCGTAGGCCAGGATCATGAACGCGTCGGCTGTAAACCCGGTTGTGGGCGCGAAGCCGGGGTTGTCATAGACCTCCAATGCGGCCAGCCCTGACCCGGACGTTGTTGCATCCACGAAAAGCAGTTCGGTAAGGCCAGACACCGTAGTGGCGGGCACCTGGAACGCGTAGAAATTCCCGAGCGCGTAATCCGAGACGGCCGGCGCCGCAGCGTTCCCGGTGAATGTCAGAGTGCCGTTCGAACCGCTTTGCGAGTAGGCCGTTGTTCCGTAGATGATGCTCCCCTGGGCCAGCCCGAGCGCGGTCAGCGCCTTTTGCGCGGTGTTCGATCCGGTGCCGCCGTTGGCGATCGAGACGGGCGTGGTGGGAATCGACAGGCCGTTGATGTAAGTTACGAGGGCCTGAAAATTCGCATCGACCTGGGCCGACTGGATCGTTTCCCCAGGCGAGAAACTGTAAGGAACACCAGCGGGCATTTTAAACCCTCCCCGATTGCTGTTGCGAAACGTAGCCCAAGATCGAATATTCCATGTAGAGCGTGCCGATTTTGAACCCGGCGAAAGACAGGCCGGACGCGGAAAACTGGCCTTGCTTGAACACGATGGGTTGTGTCCAGGGAATTTGATAAGGCGACAGCGGCAGGGCCACGCCGTCCCATGGCGCCTGATCCCACTTCGACACGTCCCATATCGAAAGAGCGCCGTTCGGCTGGATAGCGGCCGCACCAAGCTGGTTCCCGCCGCTATCGGTAAATTCCACGCTGACGACTGGCGTGTTTCCGATGAAAGCCATATCCAGCGTCGTGACGATCATGGAGTTGTTGCGGTTGTGTTGGTTATCGGGCAGCAGCGCTGTCTCGTAGTCCCAAGACATCTGATCGCCGAATTCGATGTATGTATCGGTGGACGATGGAAGCACGTCCGTCTGATAGAGCCCGATGCGCCCGTTCGGGACCAGCTGCATCCATACCTGTTCTACGACCTGGCTGACGCGCAAATTCGCGCGAGGTGCCGCCATCCAGACCTGTTCGACCACCTGGGAAACACGAAGATTCGCCGCGCCGAGCACTTGCAGCGTGATCGTGTTCGACTCGAGCATGGGAAGGTTGTGGTCACGAACCGTGATTAGGTGCGTTCCGGCTGACAGGCCGGGGATGGTTGCGGTCCAGGTTCCGCCCTGGGTCGAGGCTCCGGTGAAGCTGGAAACCCGCTGATAGACCAGCGAAGTTTGCGGCGTCAGGCTGCCATTGTTCGAGAAATCCAGGTTGTAATCCATGCCCGTGGCAAGCAGGGCGCAGGTATTCGTTCCGGTTAGTGTGACGGTGGTGGAAGGACTGACCGGCGCGTGGGTATTCAGCGTCAGAGAGTAGGCGTCCGGCGCGGAAAACTGCGGCGTGATCGATACGAACCCCGCTCCACCGCCGCCCGTATTGAAATACGCCGGGCCGATGTTTCCTACGTTATTCCCAAAGAACAGTCCCCCATAAGCGAAAGTGCCATTTATGGAAGTCGAACCGACATAAAAGATGCGGTTAGCGCCTCCTTCCGCAGCTACGAAGCATGGAAGGTATCGCGTTGAAAACGTTGCGGGAACGTTCGCTACTAAATATAAGGTCTGCGGCCCGGAACCGCTTGAATAATAATCGACGAAGACCCTTTGCATGCCCGAGCCGTTGCCCGAAGCGCCAAACAGGAGCAACCCACTGTCTGCCGTTCCGTCGGTATAGACCTCGGTGTCGGTATATGACGAATTATCATACTCGGAGTAGTTCGCGACCGAAATCGTTCCAGCGACCGGACAAGAAAGGTTGCCGGAAGGGTAGTTCGGCGGCAGGGCGAGAACCGACCCGCCGGCGCCGGTGGTGACGCCCAGAGTGCCGGGATTGGGATCGTCGTCGTTTACAATGAAAGTCGGCGGAATAAAGCTTGCGGTTTCAAACGAAACTATATTCGAAACATTCGAATTCGCCGGGTTCTGCACCTGGATCGTGTGCATCTGAGGCGTGGCGGTGAGCGGAATGCGCGGCCCTACGCCGGTCCATGCGCCGCCCGGAGAGAACTGCCAAACCTGCTGCCACGGGCCGCCGTCCAGGCTGTAGTTCAGTTGCGTCGCGCCCTCTGTGTCCGTTCCTTCCAGAGGCAGCGGAATGAACAAATACGCGTTCGTAATAGGGCTGAGGGTTAGCGACATTATCCAGAGACGCTATAGCCGAACTCGGTTGAGACCACGGTGCCGAGCGTCCAGGTTCCCGAAGTCGCTGGATTATTCAGAAGGTAATCGTCCTGGTATGTGTAGATCGTGCCCTTGGTGACGGACGATCCGGTGAAGGTGGACGAGGCAGAAACCAGCTTGTTTTCGCTGTTCCTGCCGAGCGCGTTATCGGCGCGCGATGCCTGTTGCAGCTTCAAAAAGAGCGGCGTGTAAGCAGTGGTCAGGGTGTCGGTGGAAGAGAAATAATCGGTGTTTCCTACGGTGCTGCTGTAATTATAGGACGTGTCCGAATCCATCTGGGTTTCGGAAATCTCTTGCCAGTTCGCGTTTGCCAGCGGCGTGAATTGCACAGAGGCGTCGGAGGTGCCAAAGCGGGTCCAGGTGACGCCGGGCCCGATGAAGCCATTTTCTGTGCTGCCGGTATTGTCGCCGATGTAGAAATCATCGAAGGCGCCGATGTAGGGGTCGGACCCGGCGGAAATCGTCGCGCCGTATTGGACCTGGGAAAACCAGGTGTTGCCGGTCGGGGCCGTGTTCACGCCCACCACCGAGGCGCCGGCGATCGGCAGGCCGTTCACGCGCACGGACACATACCCCGCCGAGGGATCGATCTTCACCGCGAATTCCACGGCGGTGAATGTGGTCGGGGCGATGATGCCGGCGGCGGACGTGCCAAGCAGCGTGCCGCCCCCGGTCGCGCCGTTGCCCGTGTAAGGCGCCCAGCCGGACCATGTGGTGATGATGCCGGTCGCGCAGTCCAAGGCCACCGTGACCTGCGGCTCAGCCGTGACGGTATCGAAAAAGCACCACCAGATGTTCAGATCGTCTCCGGCGGTCAGGCCCGGCATATAAATGTTGTTGTGCGTATAGCCGACTGTGGTTTCCGCCACGCTCTTCGCGGCCACCGCGGCGACGCCCGCAGCGGTGGAAGTGAGGTTCACGGCGCGGCCATAGATCGGGCCGGATGGGCTGTTCAGCGACGTGCCTATGCCGAGGGAGAAGGAGCCCGTGATCGAGGTCAGGACGCCATCGAGGCAGTCCGCCGCGCCGAGCTGGTTATCGAAGCCCTCGAACCAAATGACCGCCATTCATTCCATCTTTCCGTAGTCGATGAAGCCCGCCATCAAAGCGACCTGAAACTCGATTAGGGAGGCCTCCCGATGCTCCCGACGATACGGGGCGTCAGGCTGATCGCCAGGCTCGCCAGGCCGGTGCCCGGTCAAGATCGCCTCGGCCTCATATGCGACGTCGAATGCGGAAACTTCCTCTTCCGTAATGCCGCGCTTCTGCATGAGATACCATTCAACCATCTCATGCAGCGCAATCAGGAAATGCTCATTCGGATAGGTGCCTTCGCCCATCGCCGCCGGCAAATCCTCGGCGACTTGCACGACGCAAACCCCATCGCGCATGAAATAATCGCCCGGTGTGTCGTATCGCATCTGATCGTTTGGAACGACTTCGACTTGCCAGATCACGCGGCCGGCGGGGAACTCATCAAGCGGCATACGGCACCATCGATCCGAAGAAGGTGCTCTTATAAGGCCGAATGAAGATCGTCGGCAAAGAGTGCGGCCCGGTCCACTCGCCGAGGGTGAAATTATACCAGTATTCGACCGTCCCCTGCCCGTTCGGCAGACTGGCTTGCGTCGCCGACAGCCGCACCGCCACCCGCAGCGTTTCCACGTTGTAGGCGGCGCACATCCGCGACGGCGCCACCGCGTTCTGAAACGGCACCGAAACTCCCTTGCCGAACATCCCCAGGGGCTTCGATATGTTTGCGTTGAAGTCCATCGTGCGGATGCCCTCGGGCGCCACGAAGGCCAGCCCGCCAGGCGTCGGCGTGACAGCGTTCGGCGCGAGCGTTCCGGTAGCCACGTTCAGCGTGTTGACGGACCAGGGCGAAGGCGTGCCCGTGTAATCGCCTGTCACCTGCCAGATGTCTTCTACGCCCTTGAACACCATCAGGCTTTGCACGATGCCGCCGGACACCTGGTTATTCAGCCCGAGGCCGGCCAGCGCAGTGATGGGGTTCGAGCCGCCGAAGGTCAGAACCTGATTGGCGTTGGTTATCTGGAGCGGGTTGAATTCATCCGTGGCCGGCGTTGCGTTTCCGACCGCAAAATAAATCCGACCGCCGAACTGCGCGCACGCGGTGGGCACGGCGACCAGCGGATTGATTTTCGTGTTCCCGCTTTTCCACACCGGCGCGGAGGGATTGGTGAGATCGAACCAGCCGAAAAAGCCGTTGGCGGCGCCGGTGAAGCCCGGATGCGTGACGATGATATAGGCGCCCAGGTTGTCCATCGTCGGCGGCGTCCAATCGCCAACGATGCTTTGCGTGGCTGGGACGTTGCTTGTCGTTATGCCGGCCGGAAAGGAAAAAACCTGGGTATCAAGATTGTAAATAAACGGATAATCATACCCGTTCGACTGCCCGATCATTCCATAGACGATATCGCCAAGGATGTAGAACACGACGATCGCGCCGAGGCCGGGAGCGGTGAATCCAGTGACCTGTATCGCGGCGGGGCGAGGCGCGTAGAGGTTGCGCGTGGTGGGATCGGGCACCAGGTTCGCAAGCGACGCCATGCCGCCGGGGCCGGTGCGCGTAGAATCAAGGCTATCGCAAACGCCGGCGGGAGCCCACGCAAGGACTTTGGAGCCCCGGATCGGCAACTAGACCACCTTCGCAGAGTCAATTCGAGCGTTCTCTCGCTCGATATAATCAGCCACGGCGCGCAACCTATCTGGCCCAACTTCCGCCCTCTTGAGGCTATTTGCAATATTCGAGATAACGCGAATATTACCTGGAACGTAGCCATCAACCGGCCTGATTCGGTCCAACGAAGCAGCACTCTCACGAAACCCGCGCGTTCCAGTGGTCGAGGTATCTATAGGAATTCCGAGCACGGGACAGATGCTCGGTATCTGGATGTCATCCATTGTGATTGTGAACGGCAGACCGCATCGCGTGGCGCGCCCTTTCGCGTTATGAAACATCCACCGCCGAGGATCGGCCTGCCCCCATTTTCGAGTTGAATCTACACGCTTTTGCTTATTCTGAATGCGGTGCCTGTTTGACGCATCCCGCGACTTTTGCGCGCCCTCAGAAGTGGATCTGGCTTTTCTAGCCCATTCACGTTTCTCAGCGCGCACTTTATCAGGCTCTATGGCCATACGAAGATGCAAAGATTCTCGCGCAGCTTTTCTATATTTATCCGGGTTCTTCCAATAATCTGCCTTCTTAACCATTAAACCCTCCAAATATCTATGCGGAGGATTTAAACAGTTCCAGCACCAACCTACAACAGAATATTGCGAAAAGCCACCCAATAGACTTTGTGTTCGGCAGTTGCGCATAATTGTTGCCGAAACGGCGCCGATCCTTCGTCACAGTCTTCGTGCGGCCCTCGTCATCGTTCGTCAGCTTCATGAACGCATCGAGTTTTTCCAGAGCCTGCCGATGCCACCCGGCCGCCCGCGTATCGTCCGCTTCGTCGGCCAGCATCGCCTTCAGCTTCGTCAGAAGGTATTCCTGGTTAGGGAACCAAGGGATTTCCAAGCCGCCGGTTGTGCCGGTGAACACCAGATCGGGAAGCACCCGCCGGTATTCTACCAGCAGCGGGATCACCAGCGATGAAGGAGGCCACACGTAGAGCAGCGGGTTCGATGGAGGCTCAAGCCCGAGCGGCGAGATATCGGTTGCGAAATAGACGGGATATGTCGCGATGCCCGGTTGCTGCACCTGATTTTGAAACTCAACCAGATCAATAGAAATGAGGTTGTAAGGAACGCCCTGGATATAATAGCGCACGCCGTTCCGTTCGGCCCGCTTGTAATCCATCGGCAGGTTGTAGGGCCCAGACCCGCCGCTGCCGGATACGAGGTTGATCGTGAAGCTGCCCCGGCAGAGGTCGAGGTCTTGCGAGTCGGCAAGGTCTGCCAGGATGATGTTAAGGAACTCTTGCGCCTGAACGGTATAGCCGGGAGCCTTGACCGCCGCACACGCCCGCGCACAAAGCTGGCTTGCGTTAAGCGGCATCCGGCGGTGCGAGCTTCGCGCGCAAGTCCTTTATCTCCGCCTTCATCATTTCGATATCGCGGGATAGCTTTGCGACGTTGGTTTCGTGCGTCGCCTTTTGCTGCGTCTCCAAGTCCTGAGCATCGCGTATTTCCTGGTCCAGGCGAGCAACCTGGGTCAGCACGCGCGGCGCCGGCTTGTAGTCCCCGCGCTTGCCGGACTCGCGCCATGCGCGCGCATCGTCGGCCATCGCCGCGTCCTTTTCGACGGCCCGGCGCGCGTTGTCCTTTGCGAAGTTCTCCAAATCGCGGACCCGCTGCGCATGCTCTTGCTCGATCGCGGCGCCCCGTTGCGTGATCATCGATTCCAGCGCCGTGATGCGATACCGGAACAGAAAGCGCTCCGCAGCGGCATGAACGGTGTCGATCGTCTTGTTCCGCTCGATCGCATCGTCCCGATCGACGTGGGTTTGAAACATCACAGATGCGCCATCGGAAACCTGCACCTGTAATTGCAGGCCGAGCGCTACCGAAAGCGTGTCGTGAGCCGGGATTTTTGACATTCCGTCCATGAAATTAAGCTGCCTCGTCCAGGTCGATATCATCGAAGGTGCGGCCGATCGCCACCGGCATGATGCCGCGGATTTCGCCGGTTTGCATATTGATCGCCTTCGGCTTGCGGGTTTTCAGGTCAGTCCAGCGGCCGTTCTGGCGCCCTTCGTTCTTCCACGCTTCGAACTGCATGGAGTTCATGGTGCGCGCAAGGCTTTCGGGCACATCGTAGCTGGCGCCGTCCCAGTAGCAGCGGGCGTTGATGACCAGCGCACCGACCGGCGCGACGCTATCGGGCAAAGATATGTGCACGCGGACGCGGCGTTCTTTGGACCCGGCGGCGATGCCGGCGCGGTCGCGTGCCTTCTCTTTTTCCTCCGCCAGCGCTTTTTCGAAAAGCACCTTGTGTTGCTCGTCCAGGATGGCCTTGCGGGCCTCTTCCCGGATTTTCGCCAGTTCATCGGCGGTCAGCGGCGCGGCCAGATAGAGCGCATCCTCGGCTTCGGCCGCCTGCGCTGTTTCGATCGGGGTGTCTTCGATGGGGGGAGCCGGGAAAATACCCTCTTCGCCGCCGGTCAGCTTCGTCATGGTTTGGACCTCCTACGTGGCCGTCCAGGCCCCGCCGTTCGCCAGGGAATAGGCCGTGATGATGCCGCAACCGCCGTTCGGATCAACCCACACCAGGTCGCCCGGCAGCACCTTCAGCACCCCTCGGTTCGGCACATACAGCACACCGTTCCGCGCGAAAGACTGAGGCACCACGGGATTCGTGACGTTCTTGTCGTTTCTGATCAGCGCGTTAATCGCCGCGATATCCGCGTCGGTATAGTGCGTGGTGCCGATCGACGATGACGGGCGCTGGATCGCCGTCAGATGCGTGCTGGCGGCGGTGACGACGCTATAAGTGCTCACTTACGGTTGCCCCGTTGACCAGCCCTGAAGCTCGCCGAGTTGGAGGGTGCCAAAGTAGGACGCGGCCAGGGAGCCGACAGCGGCGCAGGCCGTGTTGACCTGGGCGGCGGTTAGCGTGCCGATCGTCGATTCGATGATTTGGACCGGCCCGTTGTTCGTCGCGGCGCCGGGGCCGAACGAAAGGGTCACGGACTGCGCGGACGGCACGCTGGCGGCGTTCGCGCCCTCGGGCACCCATGCCGCCGTGATCGTGCCAAAGAGCTGATAGGCCATTGTTTCGTTTCCTGAAGGAAGGGTTGCGGAAAGGCTGCCTATCAGCCGAAGTTTGAAGAGTAGGACGAAGTGCTTTC